CATTAAGCTTGACGAATAATGAAAGCTAAACAAGGATATTTAAAAGGTATGGACCAAGATTCTTCTTACAGTAAGAGGGATCCTAATACATACTACTCAATGGATAACTTCAGAGTAGTTACTGCTGAAGGACTTACCTCAGGGTCCTTGGAAACAGAGAAAGGTACTACGTTAGCCTTTAAAGTTCCAGATCTAGATGAGATGATACTTGATGATGGTACAGTTATACCAGCACAAAGCAATTTACAGATAATAGGAGCCACATCAATGGTAGATACTATTATCATATTTACTACTAATGAAACTAGTACTTCTCCTAATGGCTATGGCCAAATATGGATGATGAAGTATTCTGAAGAAGAAGACGCTATTATAGGACTTACTGGAGCCAATGAATTAGATTTATCCCACCTGGTCTATAATCAGAAACTAGATTTTTCCACAGAACATAGAATAGGAAGAGCAATAGCTCTCTATGAAACTATAACTAAGCAAAGAGTATACTGGACAGACTATTACAACCAGGTAAGAGTATTTAATTTAGTAGAAGCAAATTCTCTAAATGTTCCAGTAGGAACTATAGATTTATTTCCTTCTCCTAACTTAGTACATCCTGTAGTGGAATCTATAGGAACTGGGGGATTACCAGCAGGTACTCAAATTCAATTCTCCTATAAACTACTAAACAATAGTGGAGGAGAAACATTATATGCACCACCAACACCAATGTTCCCTCTTTCTGAGGATCCAACATTACCAGATAATTTTACAACTTTTGATGCAGGTAAGAGTATTAATAATTTGTCAAAGAGCGTAACATACTCTTTAACAGGATTAGATACTTCCTTTGATACTATACAACACGTAGCGATACTCCACAATATAAATGGCATTACTGTGTATGAGTACTCAGAGGAATCAATCCCTTCCACAGGAAACTTAGAGGTACTTTGTTCTAGCGTAGCTGACGCTATTCAGATTCCTTTAGAAGTATATTCTATGTTATCCTCAGGATTTGATAGAGCTAAAGATATAGAAGTACAAGGGAATAGATTAATTGCCGCTAATATCTTTACTGGTACCTTTGAAGCAGACTTTGATGCTAGAGCATATAGATTTAATCATACTAATACAGGTGACGTAGTAGCAAGATTAGAAGACTCTAATGACCCTCTACTCAATTCTATTGAACTTATTGGTGGCGGAGCTACGCCTTTATACGACACTGTACCTGAGGAACATGATGCTATTAATGTTTACAATAGAGAACAAGAATTAGATTGGTACAGCCAAGATAGACAATATAAGTATCAAGCTGATGGAGTTACTTTAGGGGGATCAGGAAAGAATATATCTTACAAGTTTACTTTAGAAGGACTTAGAGGAAACACTAATGCTTCTAATCCTACTTCAAATCCTAATCATATTACAGTATCAGGATATCCAGTAGGAACTTCTCCATTATACTTTGGAGGGTTAGAAGCAGATGGTTCCCCAACTCCAGTCCATATAGCAAATCAAATAACTAACCATGCAAGCCCTTGGGCCCATGCTAACTTAAAAGGATACGCTAGAGGAGAAACTTATCGCTTTGGTATTGTGTTCTATAACAAAAGGGGAAGTACTTCTTTTGTAGAATGGATAGGAGATATTAGATTCCCAGATGTTTGGGAAAATGATTTTGGAGTTTCAGGAGATGGTTTCCCTATGCAACTACAAGATGGGGAGAACACTAATCTCTATAATTTAGGGATAGAGTTTACTATTGATGTGTCTTCTATTGCAGGAGATATTTCAGGATACTCTATAGTGAGATTAGATAGAACTACGCAAGACTCTACTAAATTAGGTACTGGTTTCTTTATGTTTTTTGATAAGCAAGAATCTGGAACAACTAATAGTTTATTTCATAGATTTGCACAAACAGGAGCACCACAAACTTCAGGAACAAACCCTAACGACCCTTTTAATGTAAGTAATGAAGTAAACATTAATGGTTCAGATACTTTTGGTATTCACTTAGCAGATAGACCTGGTTTCACTAATTGGACTTATCCAGATGAGGTAGTGGTATCAGACGGAACCCAGATAGCAAATGCCTTTACACAAAGATATGGTTACTTAATTAGTCCGTTAGGAAAAATGTATATACCTACTTTTAAAGAGGGGGATTATATAGATACCTTAGCTTATTATAAAAGTGATTTAGCTAACTATGTATATAATGATATCACTGCATATCCTGGATATCCTGACCCTTATTCAGAAAATAAATCTGCATTTGGATTTTATTACAAATTACAAGACAGAGTTGCTAATCCTCCCAATAGAAGAGAGAGGTATGAAATAAGAAATACTAAAGTATTTCAAATTGGACATTGGTTAACAAGTGGAGGAGATTTCTTTAGTGGTTTACCTGGTAATGCCCTTCCTTTCCATAATGCTTCTTACTGTAGAGCTAGTGGTTCTCCTAAGAATATTCCATTTGGAATGGGGAATAAAAAACTCGGTTTAAATTTACTTCTAGGTGGCGGAGGCGGAGGAGTTCCTCCTGCAGTGCCAAGTATACCACACTCCACTGTTAACACCAATTTAGGCGGAACTTCTCCCTCTTATGCTGGGGGAGCAGGTTGGGGTATGTACTGGGTAACAGGTATTAGTGATCAAACTAGTTGGATGGGACCAGATGTAACAGGAACTACATTGGATTTTCAAGGAGGACAATTAGCATCAGACCGACCTTACTTTAAATCTGTTGGGTATAGAAGATATCTTCCACAACAATACGGAGGAAACTCTTATGAAGACAGAAGTACTAATCAATATATTTATACAGGTCATTATCAAATAACTCGAGGAGTTCCTGGTAATGCTGCTGATGTGCTAACTACCAGATTATTTGGTGGTGATGTATACGTCAACTACTACGATGAAGAATATATAGAGCAGTACTGGGACAGTGGCCAAAACTATAATGACGCTGCAGATACACAAGGAATAAATAAACTCTCTATTGCTGTAATGGGCCCTGTTGAAACTCCTATTAATACTAATTGGAGACAAGATAGACACTGGGCTAAAGATAGATTAGAGAATGATATGGGCTCTTACCCCAGTAACTCTAATAGTATTGCACAAGCTTACATAGATGAGGATTTATCACAATCTAAATTCTTTGCTAAAGATTTCTTATCAGACTTCGTTGAAGAGCACCCACATTTAATATGGGCCTCTGAGATTAAGACTAATGGAGAATTAGTAGATAGTTGGAGAAACTTCCCCATTGCGAATACTACTGAAGTAGATGGGATCTATGGGCCTATTAATAGGATAATATCTTTCCATGATAAACTAATGTTTTATCAAGATAGAGCCTATGGTTGGGTTTCTTTAGATGAGAGAAGTTTAGTACAAGATCAAAGTGGAGCTGAGTTAGTTCTTGGAGTTGGAGGAGTATTCCCAAGCTATGAATATTACTCTACTACCTCTGGAAGTTTACACCAATTTGGTGTAGTAGCTTCTGATAATGCAGTTTATCACTATGACGCTAGAACTAAGAAGTTCATGGCACACACAGGAGGAGGTACTCCTTTATCAGATATAAAGGGACTTAGCAGCTTCTTTGCCAATGAAGTACTAGGAGCTATTAAAGAAACAGACAAGACAACTAGATTCACTAATCCTACAGGAGTACATGGAGTAAGGGATAATAGACATAATAGAATTCTATTTACTTTCTTAAACCATAAACCCTCTCCTAGTATAGATGAATTTCAAAATGAAGATGGTAGTTGGACTATACCTTCTAATACATTCTTTGACTTAGGAAATGGAGATACATATTTCTCAGTTTCTAATGTGTCAATACCTGCTAGTACAGAGTTCGTAGACTTTGCAAGCTTCAAAGGTTTCCATAAAGCTCCTGCTAGCTTCACAGTAAGCTACAATGAGCTCTCACAAAGCTTTGAGTCTTTCTATGACTATAGACCTACAATGTACTTAGAGTATGGTAGACGATTAATGTCAGTATCACCTTTTGCAAGAAATGAGATGCATACACATAACTCAGGACCTGAAGGTAAGTATTATGATTTAATCAATTCAGTTTCCAGGCTCAATACAGTATTGGCAGGTAACGGAGATGTTACTAAAGTCTTTAATAACTTGGCATATGACGCTGAGCTATATGATTCTACAGGTGCTGATATATATAATGAGACATTTGATAGAGTTAGATTCTATAATAACTATCAAGACACTGGTATGCAGGATCTTACCTTAAATACTAATGTGAAAAGAAGAATGCGTACTTGGAGAATGACTATACCTAGAGATGCTGATTCCAGCCTAGCTAGACTTAGAAATCCATGGATCCATTGTATATTAGAGTATGACAATACAGGAGACAAACGTCACGTATTACATGACCTAATATATTCTTTCACACCTGCAAGATTATAACATTATGGTACATAACACACCGCATTACGCTTAAATATAAATAGTAAAAATAAAAGGGGATTCACTTGGAGAGTTCCCTTTTAATGCTTATTTTTGTAGGTACAAAAAGAGCAGCAACAACACACATTATGGCTAAAAAGAAAAAACAAAAAATTGATCCTTATTTTATTCTCCCATATAATGACGGTACTTCCTTATCTGGAGGAGGTAATGTATGGGCTAATGATTCTATACAACAACTATCTGGAGCTGGTGGAGACTACTCTATGACAGGTTCTGAAGAACTTGGTATGGCAGGTGGTGGAGGTGGAAACGCTTTAGGTATTGTTAATACTGCTCTTGGAGCTGCTAGCTCTTATGGCTCACAGGCTATGGACGCTAATAAGCCAGAAAGCTTTGATAGGCAAGGTGGTATGTGGACTAAGGCTGGAGAAACAGCTTTAAGCGATATGGGTACTGGAGCCTCTATAGGCTCTGTTGCTGGCCCATGGGGAACAGCTATTGGAGCTGTTGCTGGTGGTATAGAAGGTTTTGTCAGAGGAGCTTTTGAAGGTAGAGAAGATGAACGCAAATTCAAAGCTGGTATGGAAGACTATTACTCCGATGATGCTAAGAAAGCAAGAGGAGAACAGATAGCTGCTTATGGTGGAAGACTGCTAGGGAATGGAGGTCCTACTAACCCTTACTATAAACAGCACCTAGATTATTACAATAAGAATAAAGATGTAGATTTCTCTAAGGCTAGTTTTGCAGATGGTAAACTTTTACAGGGCAAAGAGCTTGAACAGTGGTTAAAGCAAGCAAGAGCAGGGCAAAATCCTGGGACCTTTGAGTATGATATGTATGATGTAGACCCTAGTGATTTACAAATTTTTCAGTCTGCGTCAAATCCAAACACTTTCCTAGAGAAAAGACTCAAAGCCCCTTCTCCATATTACCCAATGCCTCAATTACCTACTAGAGGTTTTGAAAATCAAGAAATGGGAGAGTTGGCTCCTCATATACCTAAGACTACAGGACAAGAACAAGCTTTTAGAAATACTACATATATTACTCGTAATCCAGATGGAACTAAATCTACTGAGTATAAACTTGGACATGAGCCTTATTCTATTAAGAATCCAGGAGATGCAAAATTTGAATTAACAGGAGACTCCCCTTCAGTGTACAACTTAAGTGGAGGACCTGAAGGTGGAATTATGGATGACAATGATATCCAAGCTTGGAGAAATAAATTCTCTGCAACAAAAGCTTATGGAGGCCCCACGGATCCTCCTACATTAGCTCCTGGTAATGCCCCTAATGTTGCTTCTGATTATAACTCTCAATTCCCAATCTCTAGAAAAGGAGGAAATGGATCAGTTGATGGTTATAGTATTAGAGGTTTTTTAACGGATAAAGAAATAGAAGATGAATGGAATATACCTTCAAATGTCAGAAAAGAATCAATAGTTAATGGAGAATCTCGTTGGCTACCTACAGGATTTAGTGGTGAATTCCCTTCTCCTTACATAGGGAATACTACCCCAGCTTCATGGACAGAACCTTCTTTAGATAGGGGGTTAAATGATTATAGTCATGCTAAAGGGCCCAGTGCGAGAGAAGAATTTCCCTTACATTATAACGCTAAAGAAAAAGAAAGGCTTAATAATATATCGCTTTCTAACATGAGAGAAGGGATACAACCACATAAAGGACCGTCTCCCCGTGAAGAATTTTCAAATACTTTTGCTTATGGCGGAAAAACAGGTGGACCTTCTATGGATTTAGGGGGAGAAATAGATATGATTAGTGGCCCAAGCCATGAAGGTGGTGGAGTACAAATCACAGAAGGAACTGAAGTAGAAGGTGGAGAAGCTAAGATAGGAAATGAAGTACTATCAGATAGACTCACTAATCCTCTTACAGGTAATACTTTTGCTAAAGATGCAGAGAAAATTAAAAAGAAATACGGTATGAGATCTGAAGATGGTCCTACCAAAAGAGCTCAAGATGCAGAGATGAGAGAATTAATATCTCTTAATGATAAAGCTAGAGAAGAGCAAGAAGCTAAAGAACAAGCTATTGCTGAAGACTTTAATGCTTACGGAGGTGCTATCAAATTAGGTAGTGGCGGTAAGATAGAAATAGACCCAGGTATGCGTAAAAGTATTACTGAGTCTGCTAAAGGATATGGTATGAACACTATGGAGTATGCTACTAAAGTATATATGTGTGGTGGTAAGATACATTCTAAGAAAGGATTAGCTTATGGAGGACCTTATGACTTAGGAAACCCAGAGCTAGGGAATCCTTTTCAACAAAATCAGAACTTTGATCTTCCTATAGGTGAGTTCTCAGGGGCACCTACTTCTGTAGATTTAGCCTCTAGATTAGGATCAGGTGCAACTAGTAGATTTGCTTCTACAGCAGATAATGCTGCTTACCAAGGACAGGGAGTCTATGGAAATCCATTTCAGAATCCTAAAGTAAATATGGATTTACCTACTGGCCAAGTATCCTCAGATAATTATACAGACTACTTTAGAGAATCGGAAGGCCCTCCTACTAAAGAAGAGCTAGATGCTTTCTTAAAAGAAAATTCAGCTAACACTGGAGGAAGCTCTGAAGAAAATAAAAGAAAGTTTGGAGCTGAAGAATTTGGAGCTGCATTAAGTATGCTTCCTGCTATAGGTAGTACAATAGCTAGCCTTAATGTTGATAAGCCTGACTACGGAGAATATACTCCAGAGAAATTTGACTTATCTCAACAGAGAGCTTCTCAAGATAGAGAACTTGCTATGGCTCGTCAGAATTTAAGTAAGGGAGTAAGAAACATTGGAGGAGGTCTTGGATCAGGAGCTGCTTTATCTGCTTTAGCCTCTGGTAATGCAGCATTAACTGAAGCAGGTATTAAAGGAGATTTGGAAAGCTACTCTAGAGAAGGAGTTCAAAATACTCAAAATGCTAATGAAGCTAAGAAAATAAACCTTGCCTCTAAGAATCAAGAAGCTGCAGATTACATGATGAATCAGATGACAGCCAAAGGAGTTAGGAGTCAAGCCTTAGCAGATGTAGCTAGTAACCTACAAGGTTACATGAAAGATAAAAAACTTAGTGCGGAAAATGAAAGACAAAATAAACGATTAATTAGTATTATCAACAATATGTCTTCTAATTTTGATTTATCAGAAGAGGATAATCAATTTATGATTAAGTTCCTTCCAGAAGCATTAAACCAATTAAATCAGTAGTATGCCAATAAATAGATTCTATAGCCCTTCTCGAGGGCAATACGTAAGCCAATTTGTTCCAGACCAGCTACCTGCAGAGATGATGGCTAAGGGACTTATGATGAAGCAAGGTAAACAAGACCAAGCTTCTGCCGAACTATCTGCATATAAGAACTGGACACAACCAGCATTAGCAGGAGCAGACACTAAGTATGTAAAAAGCCTTCAAGATAAGATTGGAGAATTTGCTAGCGAATCTATTAATGTTGATAAGACTTCTCCAGAGTACCAACGTAAGTACCAAGAGTTAGTACAAGGTATTACCAAAGACCCTAGACTTGCTAAGATTACTTCTAACTACCAACACCACCAAACTGCTTTAGAAAGAAAAAAAGCACTTAGTGAGAAAGGAGCTACAGAAGATGAAAGAGCTTTTCAAGATGAATACGATAGAAGATTTAGAATTTATACTTCTGAGGATGGCTTAGGTTCTGAAGGAGATATTCAGTTAGGAGATGCAAATTTTACTGAAGGAGTTCATATCCAAAAAGAAATGGAAGAATACTTCAATCATATTGGTGCTGATAAAGCAGAAGGTATCAGGAAGCTAACAGGTACTGATATAGCTTATTCTGTTACTAGTGGAGGGAAGAGCAAAAATAAACTTCAACAAGCTGGATTAAAAGCTTTTGGAGACATGTTGCAATCTCCTGTAGGGAAACAATTAATAGCAAGGTATAAAGCACAAAATATTCCACAAACAATAGATGGCAAAACTGTTACACAACAACAATATTTAGATTCTTTAGATGAGGAAGGTAAAAAGAAGTTTAATACAGAAATGAAAACTTCTATACTAAACTCTTTTATTGGAGTAGGAGAATCTTTTGCGACATCAGAGTATTCTACTACTAAGGATACTGCTTTAAATCTAAAAGCAGCACAAGACCATGCTGATGCTAAAGAAAGAGGTATGATTATACCTGGACAGTTAGCAGAAATGACTGGAGGCCCACTTACTTTATCTTGGGAAGCCCAAGCTAAAACACTAGATGATAAAGCTAAAGCCTTAGCTACGAAGATTGAAGAAGTTAAATTAGACCCCAAAGCTTATTCTCCTGGAACTCTGGAGCGTCTTCAGCAAGAAGCAACTCAGTTAATGAGAGAGAAGGATATACAAGCTGAAAATAAGACTAATGCTTGGCAGGCTAATACGAAGAAAGCTGAAGCTATGTTTGAGAAAGCAACAGGGCAAAATTATAGAAAAACTAAGGAAAGACTTAATGGACATATAGAAAGACTTAAGCAACAGCTCTCTCCTACACAACAAAGGGCGTTAGAAGCGTACATGAAAACAGGTAGAAAAGGAGAATTTGATTTTGCTAAGTTGACACCATATCTACTTGAACGTGGTAAAGCTGTTGGAGGAGCTGGACAGGGTAATAATTTTCATGAAACCCAAAAGGAGAAGCAAATAATGGGAGAAATTAAAAATGTTGTTTCTCAGATAAAAACTATAGAAGGAACTTTAGATAAAGAACGAAAATTACTTTGGAACCAAGATTACTATGTTAAAGGAGCAGGGAAAGAATTCCAAAGCTTCACCACTGTTCCTACAGGAGCTGGAAGTGCAGCTAAAGGAGAAGAGGCCCTTATTAACCATAAGATAGGTTATGATTTCTATGATGCAACTGGAGCTCCAATTGCAGATGACAAGAAAGGAGAATACCATGATTTGAAAGTAGTAGGACTTACAGACTCTGATTTTAATAATAATGGAGTGGGCAGAGTCCTTGTGGGTAAAAGAACCTATGAAGAACAATTAGAGGATGAGGAGGGTAATGGAATAGTTAAGGCCAATGGGGCCCCTCAGATGGTAAGAAGAACAGAAGATGTACAATTAATAACAACCTCTAATAGTAATAACAGAAAGGTTATAGAAGGGATGTATGGTAATGATTATGTTAGAGAAGCAGGAAAACTATGGAATGAATATAGCTTGGCAAAACAGCAAGGAAATGGAGACGTTGCACTTAGTAAAAAAGTACAAGCCAGACTTGCTAGTGATAGAGCTTTAATCCACTTTAATCCTGAATTAGCACAGCAACTACAAGAATTTAATGACGATCCTTCTTTTAACACTGGGGTAACTACTAGTTCTGTATATGGAATGCCTATGGATTTAAGTATCCAAAGATTACGAGATGGTTCTTTTACTTTACAAATGTTAGATGTTGAAAACCCTGGAGTACCACCAATGAGAAGAGTAAATGGTAAAGATGTTCCCATGGGGAAAGAAACTTTTAGTAATATGGACCAACTAAAAGCTTGGGTCTTAGAAAATAAGTGATAATTAAGTTATGGGAGACGAAATATTTAAGAGAAATAAGGACGGTAAACTTGTCCTCAGTGATAGAGCTAAATACGAAAGTGGAGTTGCTAAAGCAAAAAACTCAGGATTAGCACAAAGTAACACTGTTACTCCTTGGGAGATGAATGCTGGCATTGATGCCATTAAGGAAACTTCTGACGTAGCATGGAAACCTATGCACGGATTAGACGCTTACCAAAAGGGAGTTGCTAAATCAGAGTATTTAAAAGCTAAGAAGAAAGCTGATGACCAAGGATTTTTTGGAGAAGCTAAAGGTTTCATAACACAAGCTGTTGTTGGAGAGACTCTTCTAGGGACTTTTGAAGGTTTTGGGTATCTCTTAGACGTTGAGCACTGGTTTGATAAAATTTCAGGCGGTGAAGGAGACTGGGGAAACTGGTTCTCTGATATCATGGAAGAAGGTCAAGAAGGATTAAAAAGTGAACATGGGGCACCTATATATGTGGATCCAGCTGCTGAAGGAAGATCTACTTGGCAGAATATGATGAATACTGATGGTTGGTGGGCTTCTAATGGAGTATCAGTAGCTTCTTCTTTATCTCTTTTAATACCAGTTGCAGGATGGGCTAAGGCCACAGGTATGGTAGGAAAAGGGCTTAATGTTTTAGCCAAAGGTGCGAAAGGATTAGCCAAAGGAACTAAAGCTTCTGCTAAGGGAGCTACTTTATTTGATACATTATTAGCTTCCAATCCCAGGGCAGCTAAGGTTTTTAGTAAAGGAAATAGAGATGGTTTATATAAAGCTATTGTTTCTCGTCACTTAGAGGGACATATGGAAGCTGCTCAAGTCTTTACACAGAAGTATGAAGAGCTTAGGCAACAGGGTATCCCTGAAGAAGAAGCTAAAAGAATTGCAGGACAAGGAGCTGCTCTTACTTATAATGCAGATTGGGCTATGTTAATGACTGATATACCCCAATATATGTTAATAGGACGTGGACTTAAAGTCAACAAGCCTATATTTAGTCAGAAGTTAGCTGATGCTGCGAAACAATCTAAAGGGAAAGCACTAGGATTAAAGTTTGCTAAATATGGAAAGCAAATGGCATCTGAAGGTTTTGAGGAATTATATCAGTTCATGGCTGCTGAAGAAGGCAAACACATGGTGGATATTCAAGCTGGATTAGTAGATCCTAATGAGACTACTCTTTATGATAGAATAGGCGGGTATTTAGAAGAATCTGAAGCATGGACTTCAGCATTGTTTGGGGCTCTAGGCGGTGGATTATTTCAAGCTGTAGGACCTGCAACATCTAAAGCCATTGGAAAGATGGGGGGGAACTTAGAGAATTACTTTGATGAGACTAAGCAACGTCTAGATGAAATCACTACTAGAAAGGCAAGAATGCTTGCTGATGTACAAGCTTATCATGAAGCTGTAGAGATTGGAGATGAAAGAGGAGTTGCAGCTGCAGAAGCTAGAATAGGGTATAACATTGGTGTACAGGCTGCTAAAGTCGGTAACCTTGATTTAGCACTGGCTAACATACAAAGTTTAAAGAATGCAGATCAAGCTACTCGAGAAGAGTATGGACTAGATGATTCTTTTGAAACTAATATAGATACTTTAGTAGAAAATGCTCAGTATGCTGCTCAAGAGTATGCTAAAGCTATGGATAAGTATCATCCACAGACTGCAGAAAGTATTGCACAAAGAAAATACCTATTACATAAATATGACCAAAGGCTCCCTGAATTAGAAAAAGAGATAGAAGATCTTAAGCAAGAAATGCCTTTGATTAATAAACTTTCTCCTGAAGGTAAAAAAGTTTTTGAAACAGAACTAGAAATACTAGGCTGGAAACGATATCAAGAAGGAGCTAAGCTTAGAAATAAATTAAATAAGAATATTTCTGAAGAAGAAAAAGCTATTGCTGCAGAGCAGCTAGAAATTGCTTCAGAAAAGATTGCTTCTCTTAGCGAGAACTTAAAAGAAGTGAGTAGAAAAAATCTTTCTAAAGCAGACACAATATTACTTAAGGCATTAGAAGGAGGTTCTACTGAAGCACTCTCTAAAGCTAAAGGGGAACAACACCACTTGGAAGACCAAGTCTCTAATTTAACGCAAGAACTTAATAATTTAACTTCTACAAAATTCCAAGCAGAGACTCGTGCTGCAGAGAGGGGAGATATAGAAGCTCTTAATGAACTAAGAGCTGCAGCAGCGGAAGAAGCAGAAGCTATTGCAGATGCTAATAAACTTAATGGACATGAAGAGCCTGGCTTCGAGGAGGCTAAGCCTACAGCAGAGTCAAAGATGACTATGGCTCAAATTGCTGATGCTATAGATAAGGGAGAATTAGACGAAAGTGTATTAACAGAACAGATGGCTGCTGATTTAGCATTGTTTAGAGCTAGTCCTCATGGGGATATTCAAAATGCTGCTTATGAATTTGAAGATGCAGAAACTCCAGCTAATCCATCAGATACAGAATCTTCTGATGGAGAATTTGATTATAACTCTGACGAGCACCAAGTAGTACAGGAAGCTACGGCAGTGGCTTGGTTATCAGCTAACAATAAAAAGGAATCTGAGGTTACTCAAACTACAGACCCTAAAAATAATCAAGCTTTAACAGAATTTCTGGAGAATCCTGGTAACTTAAATGGAGTTACAATTAGATTTTCTATTAACCATGATTGGCTAACAAGCCCAATATTAGAAGAAGGGCACCTAGATTTAGCACGTTTTAAATCTATTAACTTAGCTTTAAAGAATGGTACGTTCTTAGAAAATCCTAATCTTGATGAGCTTATTGGTCATGTCCCTATAAAAGGTATCTTGTATAAAGATGGTAAACCTGTAGAGTATAAAGGACAAACTAATCTACAAATTAGTTTACACCGTCCTGGGTTCTTTGCGGATAGTAAGATGCAGGAGGAACAAATCAATGTACTGAAGGTTCATAAGATGCAAATAGTTAGAGCTGAATTAGCAGGACAAACCATAGAAGCCGCTATTACTGATAAAACTAATGGGCATATATTAACAGAATCAGATCCTATCACAGGTAAATTTGCTAAGAATAATGTAGCTACAGTCCTAGGTAAGACACCTAAGGAGATAGAATTTGTATATGGTAATAAGACAGAAGACGGTAGTCTCCCTAATGCATATTTAGATGTTAATAGAATTATACACCCAGACTTATATCATTTACATCCTCCTACTGCAGGAGCAATTTATGCTATAACACGTACAGCAAATGGATCCGCTTTCCCTTTAAGAATGCATATTGAGAATATCAGTGCATCTGAAGCGGAAGTAATCTATGATATTTATAAAGATATATTAGCAGATCCAACTAATTTTAAACAAACTATTAGTAAGGATATACAAGATCGTATTTTACAATCTACTAATACTAGATTACAGAAATTAGGATCTTACTTAGAGATAGAAAAAATAACTTACGATGAGTTACTTAAGCACCTTATTTATGAAGGAGCTAATAAAACTGCTAGTAAGAAAGAATCTGCTTTATATAGAACACAGAAAGGAGGAATCCAATTAGGATTACGTCCTATGAGTCAAGAGGAATTCTTAACTGACCAAGGTAAGCAAGATTTCATGACGCACCTTCAGGAGAATAGAAGAAGACAAATAGATTCTAGAAGATTAGCTGATCCTAGATACAAAGAGTATTTGATTAAGGAAGAGATAATGACTACTAATGCTACCTCAACAGGAGCTAAGAATCTATTTATACAGCCTAATGTAATCTACAGTCCTGATTTTGATACTACAAGTTCTGAAGTATCTTCTACAACTACTCCAGCTACTCCATTAGGAGAAACTACAGAGCAAAGTAAAGACATTGAAACTCAAAAAGCTGATATAGAAAGAAGAAGACAAGAGGCTTTAAAGGCTACAAAAGCTACTACATACGGAAAAGATAAATATACAGAACAGCAAGAAAAAATTAAAGCTAAAAAAAGTACAAAAAAATATACAGTAACTGAGATAGTTGATACCTTGATACAGGCAGATAAGGGTAATAGAACAAATGAGTTTGAAGATAGTGTATTAGATGTAGCAAGTAAGTTAGATATTTTTAATTTAGCATCTCCAAATACGAGAGTAAAAGTAAAAGACAAGGAAGAATTAGCTAAAACTGATAGATATATTAAAGTATTAAATGCTATAAAAACACATGCAACAGATGTTTCAGTATATGTTTATGCACCTGGATTAGTAGGTACAGGTGCAACAAAAGGGGGATTTGCAACATATTCAAATGAATTATTTTTAAATAGATCTTTATTTGGTCAAGGATTTAATTTAGAGGTGTTAACACATGAACTATTACATAATTTAACAATTAATGCTTTATATCCACAAGATAATAAATATTCTAGAGATTTTGATACTAAAGTTACAGAGTTATACAATTTAGCGTTAAAAAATAAAAAAGTTTTAGGGGGAGAATACGGAATAACTAATAAAAAAGAATTTATCTCAGAAGCTTTTGCTAATCCACAATTTCAAGCTAAATTAAGCCAGATAAAATCTGGTAAGGGCTATAAATCAAATCTTTTTAAAGATTTTTTAAATACTCTTAAAGACTTTTTAAATAAAGCATTTGGCTTAACTACTTCTACAAGTTTATTAGAAGATATAGTTGGATTAGTTGGTCAACACATAGAATTACAAAGTTCTAAATCACCAGCAAGTATTAATGCTAAATATGATGCAGAATTAGCTGCTTTAGAAAGTTCATCAAATAAAGAGGATATTATTCAAGAATATTTATCTCCTTCTCAAAAGGCTATGTTAAGTAAATTACGTAGTAAATACCCAGAGCTTAAAGTGAATTTCACGCAAGAAGGTATTTCTTTTGAAGTAGAAGGTAAAACTATTTGGAATCAAACAAATAATGAAGGGGTTAACTATACTTTAAAATCAGTTGATATCCTTTCTTCTGATAAAGCTAAAGACGTATTTGCAAAAGGTAAAAAAAATAATTGGGATTTAAATAAGATTCTTACTGAACTTCAGATACCTAAAACTCAAAAGCAATTAATATTAGATAAGGAATTTACTTCAGGATATGTAAGTGAATTAGATTTAAGAGAGAATATAATTACATCTTTATTAGCTGAAAATAGTTTTGTTGTTGAGGTTAATACTGCTTTTGAAAGAAGCAGAACAGATTTAGTAGATGGTGCTTGGAATTTTGAATATAATGGAAATAAATATTATAGTATGTCTTATAACCATTTTACAAAAAATGGAAAAGATATAACAGAAGAAGAATTTTTAGAAGCTGAAAAAAAATCTAAAGAAATACCTACAACACATTACATTAGTTTAGGTGTTCCAGGAGGTACTAATTATACAGAAAATGAAATAGCTACTCCTGGAATTACTCCTAATATTGAAGGTCACGCTGAGTTTGCTACAGATAAAGGTATAGGATGGTTTAGGAGTGATGATAAAACAGCAGATGAATTAAAAGGTAATTGGATTAAAAGTGAATCTGAATTACCAAATGAATTTGTATTTAGTGGTGAAAGATATTTTAAAGAAAATGGAGAGTGGCAAACTAAAAACAAATTTATAGAGGATATTGAAACTATTATTTGGAGATACAATATGTCTTTAGGTAATGAACGTATTCAAAATAAACCACAAGAAAAAACTCGTAGAGTACTAGAAGTACAATCTGATTTATTTCAGAAAGGTAGGGATTCAAAAAAATTAAGTGGCTCAGAATTAATATTTTCAAGTAAGTACCCCCAGGTAAGTTTACCTGATAATGTTACTAAATCTAAAGAAAATATAGGAACTACTGATTTTGGGTATGGATTAGTTTTTGAAGATATAAATTATTTTTATGTTCAAACTGGCGAAAGAGCTTCTTTGTTCAATGAAAAAGAAGGATTTTTTGAGTCAACAGATATATATGCAAGAGTCCCTAAAAGTAATCCTGAAAATGATTTCTTACAACTACTAAACAAAAAAGGGAATTGGGTTAACTTCTTTATAGAATCTATAGTACAAGATAGTGTTAAAAAAGGGTATGAGAAAGTATTATTTCCTACAGGTGAAACTGCTGCTAAAATAGAAGGACATCAAACTATTGCTGATGAGATCCAAAAAATGGATCTGGAAATAGGTGCTTTAGAACAAGGATTAGAACAAGACTTATGGGATATGGCTCACGAAGGATTATCTGATGAACAAGCTAAAGCAAAAATTAAATCTTTAGAAGCAAGAAAAGCAGAGATGAAAACTCAAGGTATAGAAAAACTTAAACCTGTAGAAGCTTTCTATACTAATAGAGTAACTAATATTCTTAATAAGTTATATACGGTAAATAAAATTACTGACGAATATGGTAATACTTGGAATGAAGTAGACTTAACTGGAGAAGTAGGACAAACAGTTAAAAATATCTTACTACAAAAAAATAAAGAAGGGCAGATATTAGGACAAGCTAACATAGAAGCTGCTACAGTTTTATTAGATGCTGAGAACATTAATGAAGATACTATTCCTCATGAATTTGCTCATCATTATATTGCATGGAATAGAGATACTCCCTTAGTCCAAGAGGCTATTAAAAAGTGGGGATCAGAAGAAGCGCTAGTTCAAGCTATTGGAGAGCAAGCTGTAAAACAAAAAGGAGAAGCATGGGACTGGTGGAAGAAGCTTTTAAATTGGATTAGTAAAGGTCTTACAAATTTCTCTAAACAAGATAAAGAAACACTTAAGAATATTCTTACAGATGCTTTCTTAAATAGAGAAAACTTAAATAAAGCAACTCCAGGAATTCAAGTAGCTACTGATATTTCTCCTAAAGCTAGAAGAGTCCTTAACAGGTTAGGCTTTACTGATAATATGATTAAAGAAATGAGCTCTACTGATAAAACAGAGGCTCTAGGGTTTACAGAAAAAGCTGATGCTGCAGATTTACTTAATAAGTATAAAGAAGATATTCCTGCAGAAGAAGTTGAAACAGGAGGAGAATATCAATTAGAGTACCCTGCAAATACAGCGGGGGAAACGAAGGATCTTACTAGCTTTGATGAAAAGATGAAAGCTGCTAAGAAGAAGAAAGATGACGAAGGTAGATCTGGAGTCTTTAGCTTATATAAAGGAGCAGGGGCTACTACAATAGATATGCAAGATGAAGCAGCTCGTATTAGAAAACTACTTCCTAAGAGTATTGCAGTTAATCTTCAGAAGGATTATATCGAGACCTTATCCAAAGGGCATACTGCTACAGGTTTATTTAGAGATGGAGTTATAACTCTAATGAGTAAGGCCCCTAAAGGAACTGCATATCATGAAGCTTTTCATGCTGTGTTCAGAACTATGCTTTCTGATCAAGAGAGAAAATCTCTTATAGCAGAAGCAATGGGAACTTTAGAAACTCCTACACAAGCAGATCTAGATCGCTTAGAAAAAACTACAGGAATTACATCTAAAGCAGAGTTAATTAATCTCTTTTATGAGGAAAGATTAGCAGATGAATTTGCTGACTACATGGAGGCAGATAACAAGAAAAGATTAGGTCTAAGTGAAGGAATAGTTGATTTCTTTAACAGATTACTGAGTTGGATTACAGATGTATTTTCTAAGAAGAGTAACATAGATAATTTATTTAAGAATATTTCTCGAGGGAAATTTAGAAATAAAGTACCTACTACAACTAGAGGAATTGCTTATAGTCTTTTGACTTCCCCAGACTTTACTGCGGATCAAGTACAAGAGATAACTATGCAACTTACTTATGCTGCAATGAAAGATGTTACCTCTTTGGAATCTATCTCTCAGATTAATATGGCTAATGTCACAGGCGCATTAGTAGATGGATATAGTGAGATAGATGCTAAGTTAGAGAAAGGAACTATAACAGAAGAAGAAGCTACTACATTAAAGGAACGCTATTTAATGGTCTTAGATGAAGAGACTATGCAACCTAATAAGTTTTGGCAAAGTAATATAAAAGACTTCCTAATTAATGACCTAGGGCTAAAGCCTGTAAAAGTCAAAAAGGGGGAAGAAAAAGATACTCAAGACGAGGAGAATATTCTAGACTTAGAGACTGTAAACTTCTTGAAATCTTCTTATGAGGTTTCAGGAAAAGCAAATGCAACAGCTAATATCAAATTCTTAATAGGTTTGGTTCCTAAGATAGATTACTACCAACAATTAACTAACGGTAAGATGTCTCCTGTATATGAGATATCAGGATTTTTAGGATTACCTAAGTTTAATAACTATGGTAGTGTTTGGAATACAGTAGAGACTATAATGTTGGGGGCTACTCCTAACAAGACCAATGGATTAGATACCTTCCAAACTATGTTAGCTAGACTAGATGCTGAATCTGTTTATAAGCCATATTTAAAATTTATAGCAGATAGGTTAAGGAACTCTGATGAGCATGTTCAAGGACAGTTCCATAATGTATTCTCTAAGCAGAAAGGAAATTATCTATTACATAGACTAACAGGAGTTCCTGGAGCTATAAAATCTATTATACATAGTGAATCATTAGAAGCAAAGGAAACTTTAATTCATGATGAGTGGGCACTTCAGTTTAAGGACAATTTCACAACATTAAGTGAAAATGGTACCCTTATATATGATAGTACTCAAATAGCTAAATTTAATGCTGACTTAGCACAATTTCAAGCATTATTAGCTAGTAAGAATACCAAAGTTGCCTTTGGTCAACTTAAGGTGGTATTTGATACTTTAGGTATGGAGTTAGATAGACATGCTGTTAAGAAGTTAATTGCTGAAGTAGGAGCAAATAACACTATACAAGGTATGTATGTTATCCTTTCTAAACTTAGAGATGGTGTTACAGGCCTTAACGCTAAAGCAGGTAAGAAATATACAGACGAAAATAACCAAATCACAGATAATAAAGCTGTATTTAAGAATCTATTTGCAAGAGTAGAGGCTAGTTTTAGAGTAGTGACAGGTGAAAATATGTGGCTAGGACCAGAAGGTAATAAGATTTGGTTCTACCAAGATAATAATATGATGTCTAAATTCTTTGCACGATTTAAGTCAGGAGATTTAACTGGGGTAGAGATGTTAAAAGAAGGAAGATATAATCAAAATTCTTTAATATTAAATAAGTTAATACACCCAACAGATCCAATAGGAGCTGAAGAGTTTAGAGACTCAATTGAGATAGGCCTTTATGGTAACTATCGTTATATGGAGACTGGAGACAAAGGGCATAAGGCTTCTGATCTTAAACCTGCAGACCAGTTACATGATCAGATTACTAAGACAATTAAGCACGGTATCTTAATAGGACTTGCCGAAGCAGATAAAGGACAACAAAGTTATATTAAAGTAGGTCGTAGAAGTGTTGAAAGAGCTAATATCTCTATAGACCCAACTACACAGGCACCTATTTATAACATGAAGAAGAGTGCATTGAATCTCCGCCCAGTGACTATATTGTCTGGATACTTACAAGATGAGCTAGCTAGGATGAAAGTTGCTTATGAGCAGGTAAATGGATATACAGATGATAATGGTGTAGTACAGCCTGGTCTCCCAGAAGATAAGCAGTTATTATACTACCACTATGTTATAGGTCCTAATGGAGAAAGACAGCCAGGTAATGCCTTTAAGAGTTTCTTATTCCCTGGACTAGATCTAGCTAAGTTTGACCTTGTAGATTCTAAAGGAAAACCTAAAGCACTTACTCCAGAGAGAATAAATAATCCTGAACTACGAGAATATATAGCTGATGCTTTTATGAGTATAGTCAAGAAGGATATAGCTAAAGCTAAAGAGTTCAATATTATCAATACTATAAAGGATAAAGAAACAAATAAAGATAAGATTGTTAACAACACTCTAGACCAAGAGTTTATTGATGATGCTTATACTGGAGATGTTATAGCTGCTTTAGCAGATTATACTTTAAATTCTATTATAGGAAATGTTGAGCAGACTAAGTTATTTAATGGAGACCCTGCTTTGTATAAAGTTAAATATAAATTCAATGAAGCAGGGCAACAGTTGCCTTGGATAGAGCAAGATCATTTCGGGGACTTTATGAAGAGAATTCCTGTAAGTGCTGCTTCTGGAGCTGACTTCCGTATCTTTAAAGGAACTAAAGAAGGTGATCAAGGTGTCAGACCTTATTACACATCTGCTACTGTAGAAAATATAGAAGCAGCATCTGACTTCTTTAGCAACAAGGATAACATTAAAATTATAAGTGACAGAACAGGGATTTCCCAAACTGCACTTAATAAGCTATTTAAACCTTATCAGAAGGTAAATAGAACTGATGCACAGGCATGGATTACTTTAGACACGTATAGAGAAAGAATGCGAGGTTTAGGAAAATGGTATCCTGAGCACGAAGCTGCTTACATTAAAGCAATTAACGAAGAATCTTTAGGCTACAACGAAGTTAAATTACTTGCACAGCCTCTTAAGACTGTACATGCTGAGTTAATGCCTACTACAGGTGGTATATTGAGTATGCAGTATAATAAACAGTCTGAGGCAGTATTACTCCCTTTTATGACAAAAGGAACTGAGTTAGATAATTTACGACTTGCTATGGAAAGTAAGGATAATCCAGTAGACCATGTTATCGTGTTAGATGGTAAGAAAGTAGGGGCTATGGGGATTACGTCCCTCACTACTGAAGAAGGTAACATGAAGTCTTCAGGAGACATTCTATTAAAACCTGTAAAGCTATCTTATACGAATCTGTTTTTACAACAAGACTTATCTAGTAAGCAGATTAAAGAGACTATAGTAGGGATCCAAACTGTTAAAAACACTTTATCTGTTGTTAAAATGGATGAGGTATACGCAGAGGATGAGAAAACTGGTAGAGAGATTTATGAAGAATATCATTCAGTTATTTCTAAGTTATCTGATTTAGGCCTTGGTAAATTTACTTCTGCCATAGGATGGGATCCAGAAACTGGATTTGAAAAGGATGAGGCTGGAATTCGTAAAGTGAATAGAAGACTTCAAAAGGAAATTAAGGATTCTGTTTCAGATAATACCCAACACGCTATTAATCAGGGAGTCGATTTAGATGCTCTTCCTAATAGGCAAAAAGTAGAGAATAAACTTCCTGCCATGCTTACTAAATCTGCAGTTAGACTTAAGCAAATGGGGGGAGCTTTTATTCAAATGTCTGATTTTGGCTTTGTAGGAGCTGAGGTGAAACTAGATGAAGCTGTTAAGGATGGCATCATTTGGTTTAAGAATCCTGCAGAGAGATTACAACCTATGACTATGACAGAGGATAAAGTAAATGCTGCACAAGTGTTACTTCCTCATAGTGAAATGGTTAGAATTTTCCAAGAACTACATGAAGATTATAAATCCTTAAGTCATAAGGAAATAGAAGCTATGGTTCAAAGTGGTGCTCTATCAGGTATCTCTTATAGAATACCTAACCAGGCAGCAGCTTCTAATGATGCTATTGAAATAGTTGGGTTCTTACCACCAGAAATGGGAGACACAATGGTAGCATTCTCTGAGATTACTACTAAAACAGGTAGTGACTTTGATATTGATAAAGCTTTTGTTATTCTTCCTAATTTAGGAGTTAATAAAGACACAAAAACTATTTACCCTATTAAGTATAATCCTGAAGACACTAATATTACAGGAGACCATTACAAAAAAGGTTTAGAGAATAGAAGATTAGAGTTAATGCGTAATATGCTAATGCATCCTTCTGCTTATGTAGAAGTAATGGCACCGCTAGATGATCCTTACTTATTAAAGTTTGCTGAAGAACACTACCCTAGAGTAGCGAGTACTTCTGATCTAGGTTTCTTCTCTGGGACTACTCAATTGGAAAATAAGAATACTTTTGATAGTGCTAAGAATTTAGTAGGTCCTATTGCTAACCATTTATCTCACCATAGTTTAATTCTGCATGAAAATCTATATCTTAAGGGTACTTACCTTGGTAAAGGTAAGCCTACAGCTGATGGGGACACCTCTTTATCTAACTTAGTAGATGAAGATGGTAATAACATAGCGAATACCTTAGGTATGTTAATGAATGCTATTGTTGATGCAGCTAAAGATCCTTTTATCTCTAGAATGAATATTAATCAGCAGACAGCTGGTACTGCCTTTATGTTGATTAGAGCAGGATTCTCTAGAGAATGGGTATTCTCATTTATGGGACAACCTATAATTAAAGATTATATTGATGCAGTAGAAAAGAAAGAGAGTACTTTTAGTGCTGACATAGATCCACTTACAGCTATGGCCGAGAAGTACGGTGTTCAGGATTATGAATCTGGATACTTTTTCTTTGAAAAAAATGGATTAACAGATTATGGGGCAGAAATAACTACTACTACCGATGAGTTACAAACTGTGCTAAGTAAAACGAATAAAGGAATTCCTTTAATTCCTGCTGAAGAAGCTCTACAGGCACAAATATTAACTCAATTCTTACGTTGGAGAAAAGAGTCTAACAAGCTTAATGACTTAATTACTATTTGTAAAGTAGATGTTAATGGAGCTACTAAGAATCTGAATAGAGCTCAATTGGCTATGAACTTAATGAAGAGAACATTGGCCTCTGGTGATATAGGTAATCTAGAGAATTTCTTAGGAATGGAGCTAGAAGCAAATTCACTTATATACTCTGAGAATAATAAGAAGATGATAGGTACTTACTTTAAGAACTCTGTTGATACTATATTGGAGATGTTTCAGGAAGAATTTGTACATACAACTACAGCAGCTAAATCTTTGATTCAGAATATGGCGGCTTCTTCTGGGTATTTAACTCTAGTTACAAAGGAGAATCATGAAAAAGTAGCTGATACTCTTGCTAATGAGATCTATACTTCTGTAGCAGCAACTACAGATGCGTTCAGGTTAACTGCTGAAGAATTACGAGACATTATATATGGTGTTCCTGAAGGAGCTCAATTTGGCAAAGATACTCCTAGAGCTTTCTCTATAATGGATAGGTTTAAGAAAATCAAAACTAATCCTAATTTAAAAGAGAATCTACTAATTAATGCTTTACAGCTAGAAGAAGGAAAGAAAGGAGGACCTGGTAGAATATATCTTCCTCAGAATGATACAGTAAAAAGAACTAAAGATGAACTTTACAATGCTTGGGAAGAACTCTTAGAGAAGGAGACTGCATTTGCAGAAGATCTAATTCAATATGCTTTTCATACATCAGGATTTTCATCTATGTTAGGATCCTTCCATGAACATATACCAATGACTTACTTGATGAGTAAGAACTTTGGAGAACAACTAAAGCAAATTAAAGATACTTTAGCGGAAGATATCCATGCTCTAGATCATCATACCGATGGGATTATGAAAAACATAGCCCGCAAGAATAATCAATTAGTTCCACGGATATTTCCAAGTCAAACTAATGAACTTAGAGTGGAAACCTCACAAGGATTAGTGGCTCTTGACCAAAAGGAAACTGGGTTTGGAGTAACTGCAGAGCATACAGAATTTATTGCTGGGGTCTCTATTACAGGAAGCCCTGTTTTTAAACCTTTTGTTAAGATTCAAATAGAAGCAACTGATGAAATTACTAAGGAGAAAATTAAGGGTAAATACATTACTAAGTTATTTCAATTGCAAGGATATACTGCTAATAGAGAAGCTGTGTATTTTAGAACTAATTTATTAGGTTACTCAAAAGGGCCTATTCAAATAAAAGAGTTCACTGGTACCTCAAAATATAGTATCTTTGCAGAGAATCAGATACCAAGAGAGACATACTTGAACTTAAACTCACCTGAAACACCTAAATTAGGAGCTGATGTGAAGTTAAGTACACCTGTAGCTCCTTATGATAAGTATAAGACACCAGAAGACCAAATGACATCTGAACTCAGTCCAGAGGAAGTGGCTGAGCAATTAAACTTTTGTTTAAATATAGGTTAATATGAAAACAGCAATGCAATGTCCCATTACTAATAAGCCTTGGGAACTCTTATTAAAATCAGTAGATGGTGACGGTAACCGTGCTATGGATATATATATAGCTAATCAAGGATACCCACAAAGTATCCTAAATGAATTAGCTAAAAAAGATATCGTAGAGACACAGCCTAATCCTGAATTGGAGGAGGTGGATAAACACCTTAAGCAAAAAAATGACTTTCTAGAGAAGGCTAGGGGAGACCTTAAAAGAAAGCTACAAAGGCTGTCTCACGTAGTTAAGAAGAACCCTGACCTAAAAGAAAGAGTTAGAGAGCTAAAGAAGACGCTAAAAGAACTAGATGATTTTGAAGCAGATTATGCTATCAATAAGTATCTAATCCATGCTCAGACTACTACTAATAGTCTAGTCAAGCACATGAAAAACCTTAAGCAGAGAGTTAATGTGGAAGAAAGAGAGCTGAATTTAGAGGAACTAGTTAGAATCAGAGAGCATTTAAAATCTTTAAATTTATTAGATGAATTAAGTGAAGACTTTGCTGGAGACGAAAAACTTAAAAAAGAGTTTGAGATTATTCACACAATTAATGAAAGTAGAACTAAATTACAGCGAGATTCTATAGATCTTACTAGAGAGTATCATGTTAAGACTTGGTCTCCCTATTTTGATAAAGTTAAAGCTTACTATAAAGATAAAGCTACTAGAGAGTTCATTATGAATAAGAAGCCTGAACTTAGGAAGCAGAGAATATCAAGCACTGAATTAGACAAGAAGCAAAAAGAATATGTGGAAGCTTATATGATGATTCATGCTGATAAGATCAGCTATGAAACTGAGGAATATGTAAGAGGGATTCTTAAGAAGACAGTTGACATGTCTACAGCAGTGACTTATGCTGTAAATCCTAGGGATATGGGACACGATATTATGTCTATGGCTGTGGAGGCTTTAGATACAGCAGATTACGCTATAGACCAAAAAACTATTGCTAAAGAAGAGGAAGCTGATGAGATTTATAAAAGATTTGAGGCTTATGTAGGGAAAAGTGGTAATCCAGAAAAACAATTTGCTAGTATATTTGCTGTGGATGAAGAAGGTAAATCTTTGAATGTTGTAGTAAATCAAAAATCTTTAAACTGGACAGAGTTTAGAGAAACTTATGCGGGTACTCCTGTTTGGGAGATGCAGCAATTCATTTCCAAACTAGTTAAGGAGAAAGATGCTATTGTGCCTATTAAATTAGGGTTTGCCCTTCCTAGAGTTAATAAGAATAATCTAGAAAGAATGTATACTTCTGGAGCAATTTCTACTGCAGTAGAGGGTTTTAAAGATAAATTTAAGTTAAGAGCTGATGATACTGAGTTTGGAGATATAGAGGGGAGGATAGCCAGAAATAAAGAAGCTAGTTTTGTAGAAGTTATCACAGGTCCCTCAGGAAATGAAAGAGAGGTTATTCCTTTACACTACCGAAATACCAATGTAGCTCCTGAAGATCAAAGTAAAGATGTCTTAAGTTTAATGTTAATGGATTATCATAATTCATTAAATTTTGAAGCTAAGTCAGAAACTGCTGTATTTTTACAGAGCTTACAAGATTTGGTATCCGAAGCAGACATAGAGCAACGAACTAGTTTTAAGCAAATCCTAAAGGTAGATCGTACTACAGGAGAAGCACTAACTAAAAAAGCTAAAGAAGCAGGTTCTAATTTAGCACTAGCGTTAAACTCTTTAATTAGACATAGAGTCTATGGTATTCAAACCGAAGGAGATCCTAGAATAGCTAAAGTATTAAACTCCATTAGAAGTTATACCTCCATGGTAGCTTTAGCGGGAAAGGGGTTAACAGGGATGGCTAACGTATTACATGGTAGTACGGTCTCTTGGATAGAAACTGCTGGAAAAAATACTGGAGTATTTGGAATTAAAAATAGAGCCCATGGTACTGCAGAGTACTATAAAGAGATGGCTAATGGTAAAATAGTAGCTGATATAGGACAAAGAGTTCCTAAGAGCAGAACTAATTTGTTAGCTAGAAAATTCGATGCCATGTCTGACCACCAACCCCTAGATAAGAAATTTAATGAGAATACCAGAATTAAAAGAATAGCCCAAACAGGTTCTTTAATAGCCTTTAACACTATGGGGGAACATAATGTACAATCTATTGTAATGTACTCAGTATTGGATAACATAAAGGTTAAGGACGCAAATGGAGACTTCCTGGATAAAGACTTTAAACCCACTAAAGATAGAGAAAAAGCAATAGGAGTCGATACCGCACATGTAAAAGATGAAAATGGAAAACTTGATTTTCACCCAGCAGTAGTTTCTACTGAGAAGACTAGTGGAATAGGTTTTTCTGATATGAGAATAATATCTAAACTTATTAGAAGAACTAATAGAGACCTCTATGGTAACTATGATAGTAAGAATAAATCTATTCTTAAAAGATCAGCTGTTGGGGCCTTAACATATCAGATGCGTGGATGGCTTATCCCTGGTGTCCAAAAAAGATTTAGAGGAATAGGTAGAATGAGTATAAATCCTCAAGATAAAGATTTAGCTATTAGAAGTTTCAATCCTGAGACAGGAGAATTTGAAGAAGGTACTTATACTGAAACTATGAGATTCGTATATAATATAGGTAAAGACCTACTTGCTCTTAAATTAGCAACAGCTCCACAATACTGGAATACATTAACAGATGAACAAAAAGCTAGAATTAAAAGAGCTACTTTAGAAATTACTGTAGCAGTTATAATGTGGCTAGCTTCTAAAGCTTTTAAAGAAGGGGATGATCCAGAAGATCTTTATGCTGCTTATCTTTCTCGCAAGTTGTATTCAGAACTTACTTCTTTTATAAATCCTAGTGAAGCTGTTAGGACTTTTAGAAACCCTGTGATGTCCTTAAATTCTGTACAAGAAAGTCTTGATTTTTTAGCACAAACAGTTAATCCTACAGAAAGATATAAATCAGGAAGACGTTCTGGAGAACTTAAGATAAAAAAGCGTTTTGCAGATTTAGTTCCTATATGGAATGCATGGGACAGTAATGTTGAGGACGCTCTCGCTTTCTTAGAAAACGGGTAAAAGTCAAAAATTTTTGCTAAGTGAAAGTCAAAAAGGGGGGTCTAGCCCCTCTTTTTCTTTTTATCTATTATATACTTCTAAAAGCTTTTCTGTAATTGTTGCTTCCCTAGATATGTAAGGTAAGTGTTTAAATTCCTCTAAAGAAGTTAATAACTTTAATTTAAACTCACTATGGTTGTATCTAGTTAAACTAGGATGTCTGTAAAAACTCACAAATCCTGTAATAAATTTATTGTTGTGTGCTTCTAAAATACTACATATCTCCGATACATATCTTATTAAACTATTAGCATCTGTGTTCTCTACTACAAATGTACCCTGTTTAATTTTTGTAGCGTTTCCTAGTATGGTCCCCATTGCTGTATAAGAAAATCCAGATATTTCAACACGTGTTTGTAATTGTTGATAATTACTGTCTCCTAATCCTGCAAATGCTTTTACATAATTCTCAGGGGTCCATTTTTTCACTATGTTGTTCAAAACTGCCATAGTATTAACTATCTCAGCTTTATTCTCAGACTCAAATATCAAACAAGTTACCTTACTCACTTCATTTTTGATAAGACTCTTTATTAAATGCTGCCCATCAACTATATAATACTCCAGGCTCCCTGACATAGCTCTAGTTTTTACGATAACAGGTACCCTAAGAATTCCATACTTACATATAGAATCACTTAACTTATCAACCTGTTTCATACTCACTTCCCTATTAAAGGACATGAATTTTAATTGATTTACTCTTAATTCTCTTAATTCTCCTTGTGCTACTTCCACGTTTTCTTATTTTTTATTAGTATTAATAATTAAAAAAAGAGAGGGAAGTATCCCTCTCTTCTCACTTTTAGGTTGTTTACCTGCAACCTCTGCTATCGCAGTTTCAGAATCTTAGACCAAAATAACTCAAATACTACTCTCTCTAATGCGTATCCAGCTATTGCTAGCCAAGGACAACTCATACCTAGTACTACATATCCCGTAGCACTTAGTAGTCCCCATAGTAATTGAAATAGATGCCAAGCATCAGTAGTCCACACTAAAAAAGTAGTAGCTCCAAAGAAAGCAGGTCCTTTAGAAGGATCTCCGTCTTTGTATTTATTATACTGACTGTATTCTGGATTCCACCACTCTGCAGGGAACCACTTATCCTGTCTAAATATTGATGCATACATGTGAAAATTTAAACTGTCCATTATAGACTTAGCAATTCCTGCTAAAATTAAACATGTTAGTCCTATGTATATCATTTCTTTCTTTCTTTAATTGCTATTGCTATTAAGACTCCTAAACCTGCTAAAGGTATCATTTGCATAGCTAGTGCAAACCAGAAGCCTTCTGATTCCATTACGCTCTTAAAGAAGAACATAAAGGCTATTGATAGTCCCAACATAAATATAATTGGGAATGGGTTAAAATTTTTCATAATGTTAATTCTTTAAATTTTCTAATATTTTCATTTCTAGAATGATTTGGATCTGCATGTTTAAAATGATTACAATTAGAGCTCCAATCCCACTTCCCAGAGTCCTCAAATTCTATAAGAATTCCCTGAGTAAACAAAGATTTCCTAATCTTTGAAATAATAACTTTTTTACCTACATATTCATCCATGTCAGAGGCCCAGTTATTAGCACTTTTAGTGATTATTACTTCATCTCCTACTTTATACATTTCTTCTTCATTTTTTAGTTAATAAAAAAGGGTAACATTTCTGCTACCCTTTTATAGTTTATTACGTTATTTTACTTCAATCAGCTACTTTCTTACATAATTCAATAAAATACTCTTGTTTATGTGTATTTTTCATTATATTTATATCTCGATGTAACCACTGCACATTATCTAGCGTGTAGCCTTTAGATGAGTCTATCCTATCTAATGAAGCAGTTTGTTCTTTTCTATTCTTGTAATGTCTCTTATGTAATTTAATATCTATACCCGATAAATTACATTTAAAATCTTGCTTTTCTAATAAATGATAAATAGCTTCAATAGTTATATTAAATTCTAAACCTCTAGATATAGCTCCTTTCTTAATTACATTAAAAAAGGATAATGAGAGTTCATTATGTCCACTATATTGAGAGCATTTATTACAACAGATGCTTCTGCTATTTACTAAATCACTTGCATTTACCCATCGTTTTGTATCTCCGCAAGCACATTTGCAAAAATAATGAAATGATCTTGCTTTAGTTTTAATAATAGGCCCATCAGAAATAATTGTCCATTTTCCAAAAGTATCATTTTCCTTTAAATAATTATACTTCCTCATACTCCACAGGTTCCACCCCCAGATATATCGCATATATCATGGAATTCTTCTTTGAATTCTTTCCCTTCATGCTGCTTAGCCTCTGCATATGATACCACTGTTAAGGGCTGTCCCCCTCTACTTCCATCTGGATAACAGGTAAATCCTCGTAATCTATGGGTGTAACTAAGTAATGTTTTAGCAAAATCATTTACTTTAGTTTCATTATTAGTTTCTGTTCCCCACTTTGCTAAATTAATTGTAGAGGATATACTCATATCAACATAATCTTGTATATCTGCTTGAAATTTAATTCTTTTTTCATAATTATTTGATAAATCTACAGCGCTTTCTATTTTCTCAGGATCTAAAGAGTATTTATTAATCAAAATTTTAGCCGTACCATCAATAACATACTGATAATGCCACGCCTTATCTCCTTTTAAGTACCGCCTTTTATAAGCTACAGCAAATAGAGGTTCAATACCTGTTGTTGTACCTGCTAAGATACCTATTGTTCCTGTAGGAGCTATTGCTCTATAAGCTACTGGTTTACTTATCTTCAAACTAGTAGCTAACTCATTAGCTGCTAACTCTGATTCTTCTTTATATACCGTAAGCCACTCTTTAAGTTCTGGAACTACTTCATAGCCATAATTTCTTTGAAGTAACCATTCGTGGATTCCCATTAATCCTAAACCTAATCTTCTATTCTTTTCTCTTGTCTCATAAACTTTAGCGTAAGGTAATTTTGCTTTTAAAGTGCCACATAATAGAAATTTAGAAGCCAACCTAACTGCTTCCCTAAATTCCTCTATATTCTCAAATCTAGATAAATTCAAAGAACCTAAGTTGCAAACATCACTATCGTCTTCAGAGGTAACCTCAGTACAAGCGTTTCTTAATGTCTCGTTTACTTTGTCAAAGAAATTAAAACTAAAACCAGGTTCTCCTGTTTTCAGAGCTTGTCTACAATTATCTATAAATACAGCTGGTATATATTTTATCGGCATATCTACTTCATTGGCAAAATTAACTTTAATTTGCTCTATAGGTAAATCATAAACTGTTTCTAAAAAATTATTATCATAATTTATACTAATATTTGTCATATCCATTGGTGCTGGATAGTTGAAATCCTTTTCTTTTAGATTCCCTATTGTTAAATTAACTCCATCTTTATCATAAGCTCCTGAAATAGGCATATTATACCAATCTTTAGAGTGTAGGAATTGACTAACATCACCATGTCTCCAATTTAAAGAAGCATAAATAGCACTTCTTCTGGAGCCACCCTGCATGACATTCCTTCCAATTTCATTAATCATCTTCATTTTAGGGATAGGCCCACTAGCGGTCCCACCAGTTTTCTTAATAAGAGCCCCATGAGGCCTATATATAGAATAGTCAATACCTATACCACCACCTGTCATAAGGCAACTTTCTGATTTCCAACTTAAATTAGCCCAATCTTCTCTACTATCTTCTTCTGCTTTAAGTAGGTAGCAATTATTAAAATATTTATTAGCTCTACCTGCATAATATAAATATCTACCACCAGCGATAAACTTCATATTTGAATGTAGACTAATAAGATTCTTTATTTCCTCCTTACTGAGATGTTCTTTACAGACATCTCTAATTAACGTGGAAGACAATTTCTCCCAAGTTTCACACCCCTCATGTGCGTACTTATTTTTAAATACAGTTTCACTAAAGGCTGTCCTAAATACATTTTCATCCATTCACAAAATTTTATAATTAAAAGGAACAACAAAGATACGAAATCTAAGCTGTTCCTCATAGGATTTTTAAAAATAATTCTAAACTTTTCCTCTTATTTGTTCTTGTAAATACGTAATTGTTACTTCATGCTTTTCTTTTAGTCTAGCTTCCTCTAGGACAGCTATAGCTTCTTTCTTAGCTTCTCCTCTGCCTTGTCTATAGTTTCTCTCTAGGGCTGTGTAAACAAACCTTATAAGAGCATCTGAGGACATCTCAGGAGATGGTAAGAATTTCTCTAAATCTGCCTGAATTTGATTAAATATTTCTTTATCCATTTCTAATCTTCTAATGCTATTTTTAGCCCATCTCTACCATGGGTAGAACCATTTCTAATACGGCTGTTTAAAGTATTCCTTGAAATATTCATTAGTTTACAAGCAAAATCCCAATCCTTAAATTCTGCAATTTTCTCGTTATCTAAATTATAAGCCACTACTTTTTTATTATCAAAAGTGCCGTGTAGCCACTTCCTATCTACATAAGGACTACGATATCTTTTTAGAAAAGCTTTTACTCCAACTCGTCCTATTCTCGAGATACTTGCTATAGTATTATCTTCCATTACCATGATATCCCCCTCTGTAAATAAAGGCCTTATTCCAATATCTGCTGGAAAATATTCTTTTCTAAAATCATTTTTACAATCCCAATACTTAAGAAACTTACCATTTTCGTTATATTGAAATACTCGTTGTTTGGGTCTCCCACTCATTACCAATCTATTTTAAATTCAGGCCCATTTTGGGCTTCTATTATTTCATTTATCTTAGAAAAGTGCTTACATCCATAAAATCCTTTATGTGCTGAAAAGGGGCTAGGATGGGCTGCTTCTAAGATATAATTGTGTTCTTCTCTTATTAGGCTTTTATATGATTTTGCGTGATTCCCCCAAAGGACATAAATTACTCCTGTCTTATCCTGTAACGCAGTTAACACTGCTTCAGTAAATTTAGGCCATATATCACTATGGGAACCTGCTTTACCTTTTTCTACAGTTAGGGCAGTATTAATTAAAAGTACTCCTTGCTTAGCCCAAGGGGTTAAATCATATTTCTCGTATATATTAATGTTAAAACCATCAAAAATATCATTCTCTAATTCAGTGAGAATATTTCTTAATGATGGGGGGAGCTTATTAGCTTCTCCTGAACTAAAGGCCAGTCCATTTGCATACCCTGGGGTATGATAAGGATCCTGCCCTATAATAACTACTCGAGTATCTTCCCAAGGACATAGTTTAAATGCTTTAAACATATCTTCTGTAGGTGGATAAACAATAGCTTTCTTTCTTCTATCTAAGATTTTTAACCTTATATCTTCCATAGCTTGGCTACGAAGAAAGGGTAGAAGAGATAAGAACCAACCTTTTCCAAAGTTAGCTTCATACCAAGTCCTCAAGATCCCGTGTGTCATTTACAATCTTACATTGATGTTTGTTACGAACCATATAGTCCTCTACAAACTGAAGTGATTTTGCATCCATGGCACCATGTTTCTTAGTAGCCCAACGGTAAATCTTATCTCTCCCCAACCTAACAATAATAATTGGTTCGCCATTAAAAAGTTTCACGTCTTGGTGCTTCTGATTCTCTTGTTGTTTCATTCTCTATAATAAAATAATTCATAAATAATTCTTCCTTAGTAGAGAACTTATCTAGTAATTCAGCATCCTCAGGCAACTCAACATCTATTTTGTGCTGTTCTGCGCTAAGTTCTGCTTCTAGTTTACGTTTTCTAACTTTACTACGACTTAATATCTGACCTAAAGTACTATGTTCTGTTGAATCATGGAACCTTAGTATCCTTTCTTTTGATTCTACAGATAATCTAGAGTACTTGCCATCTAAAATTAAATCTATTTCTTCTTTGTATGCATCTGGAATATCAAATTTAAAGAGCACATGATACTGATCTGTATCTATTTGCTCTGAAAACCAAGGATGTCCACACATCTCTTGTTCAAATTCCATGAATTCCTTAGTACCATTAAACCTATATAATAGATAAATACTATTACCATAATCAGCATACATTTGTGTGCCAATAAAAGCATTAATAAAATCTCTATTATACCTAAAATGTCCTTTAGTATACCCTAAAAAAGGCATAATAAAGTTAAACGTCTTAGTAAGCTTGGTATTAGTACTAAGATGGTAATTAATTCCCTTACCTTTTTGTGTAGCGTGCTTTTTAAAGCCATGTATCTTGTATTTCTGGTCTCCTACGGTAATCGTGTCTCCTTCTAAAATCTTTACATCTTCACAATATTTAAGACCAATTAGTTTACCACTTTCCTCATCTCTAATTTCATACTCTTTACGAGTTGGGGAAATTGAAATGGTTCTGGGGTTTACGATGTTGATGACAACTGTTGTGTCCTCCTCACCTGTTTTAAAAACCGTGTTCTTCTTCATTGAAAATTCTAAATTGTTGAAGCTCGGGTAGTTCTGGAACATACCTTACTTCATTTTGGAAATCACTCTTTGTTCGTAGTAAATACACTTGTCTAAAGTTCTTCTGGAAATGATAAATACCTGATCCTATACCATATTCATGTTGGTAAGCATCAAGTACTCTACTCTTCATTTCTTTAAAGCCTTCAGCTCCGTCTAGCATAATCTCTGCCTTCTTTGGCCCAATCCCTGGAAGTCCTGCAATATTATCAGTACTATCTCCCATTAAGGTTTGGATAAAAATAAATTTTATAGCTTCCTCTACACTAGTTTGTCCACTTTCGTGGCTTCTATAATTAAAATTAGGGCCCCAGACTGTTTTTAAAACATCTTTGTCTGGAGAGCAATTTATATACTCTTTACCTTCCTCTTGATTACACATTACATAAGCAGACATATCATCAGCTTCCACTCCTTTATAGCTCACGCCTCCGTACTCTTCTCGTAAATAACTTTTGAGAGTTCTTAGGTACTTTAAAGTTGTTTCATACTTGCGCTTCCCTTTATAGTCAAGGTTAACTTCATGTCTGAAATATGATCCTTGGGAGAGAAACAAGTAGTAGTCACTACTACCTGTCTCTTTTCCAATGGAATTCATTATTGAATCTACATTTTGTAGACTCTCAACAATTGTGTCTTTACTACAGATATAACAAATGGAGTCTCCATCTATAACTGCAATTTTTCTCATTTAAATAAATTTAAAATGATAATTCTACATTTGCTGTATTTTCTAAATCTTTAGAAACTTTTAAGTGAGCTAAACAGTCTGAGACTGTCTGATCTATCCAATTATTAATACCCGCAAGAGTTCTAACCCCCTCTGGTATTGTAATCGTGACAAATAACTCATTTAAAATATCTCTCTTTATTTGATAATTATTGAATTTTCTCTCGTCTTCTTTGTCTACTTTTCCTAGTCGATTTTTATATTGTAATCTTAAGTAATTGTATTTGGAGTTGACAACATCAAATTCTGGACATTCCCAGATTTCAAAGACTTCTGGATTGGGCTCTCTACCTGTAAGGTAACATAGCTTTACATACTTTAAATACTTAGTTTTCACTAAGGTAATAAAAATAGGTTTTACTTGGATAGAACCATTACTTCCATTAATGACCTCAAAACAAGCACCTTTGTTCAAAAGAAACTCCATGCCTGAAATTGCTTTAGAGGTCCAATCATAGTTATTTATGTCTTCAAATACATCATTATAAGTAGTGGTAGTACCTCCTGTTAGACCACTGGGTAGAAAAAAAGAAAAATCATTTTCTTCTCTTTCTGCATACGCCAATATAGATAAAGGAGCTCTCTCACAAAAAGCTTCCATTTCACTTATATGCTGTACTCCATCAGTAGCAGTTCCTGCACTAATATCTTTAAATCTATTCCCTAATATTGACTTATAAGGAGCTAAATCATTGACAATAGTGTTACCTACCTGAACAATAAGCTTATCATTAATAATAGCATTAAAACCTTCAGCATTAGGTATAGCGGCAATCTCCCCAATAATAGGGGGCTTTATACAGTACAGAGGAGTATACTCCAATCCTCCTTTAGGAAGGACTGGGTACTCCAATTTATTATCTGCATCTTTAGTTCTTTGTCCTCTAAGCGATAACATTCTCTTCTATTTTAGATTCCTCTTCTACAGTAGCTACCTCTTCCACCTGACTTGTAACCTCCGTTACATTAAGTAACGGTAACTCAAAATCAGTACGGAATTGAACTATCCTTGCCTCGATTCCCATATGTTTATTAGCAAGATAGTTGTTAAGACCACTTACCATTAATGAAGCTATAAACGCACCACAATGAGATGTTGCTTTTAAAGAACAAGCTACTTCTTCGATATCTGCATCCTCAAATAATTCTGCACGGTATCTATCCTCTTCTCCTTTTTGAACTACATAGACCATACCCGTTTCTAACAGCATACGACCATCTACAAATAATTCCCTATCTTCATTAGAAGCCCAAGCTTCAAACATTAACTTTCTAGCTGCCATGTTGTCAAAGCAACTAAATACAATGTTAGATGTTGGGGAGTCTTCTGTGTAGCGCCCTAATACATTAGGATACATTTCACAAAAGTCTACAATAGTTTGCTTCATTGCTGAAGCTTTATTCTGTCCTATTTGGTTAGTTCTATAGAGTTGGCCCCCCATATTACTAGCATCAATAGTATCATCATCAAATAATGTTAATGTATGTCCTATTCTAGCTAATAGCATTGAAGCCCAAGAGCCAATTCCTCCTACACCCCCAACGATAATATCTTGGGGGCCTATTAAGAACCAGTCTGCGTCTTTAAATCTAGTCTGTCTAAGACTTACTTTTTCTTCCTTGTCTTCTTTCATATTTTATGTATATAATAAAGGTGTTAATCCTGTTAATCTAAATTCCTCTTCTCGATTAGGAACTGTTAAGATGTAATTATGCTCTAGAAGTATAGCAAGTAATGTGTAAAAGTCTTCTGTTTTATACGGGGCACAGGCATCTAGTATTGAAGCACTAATACAGTGCATATCTAAATCCGTAACCTTAGCTAAGTCAAAATACTCTGCTGCATACTCTTCTATGTCATCCTCTAGTTTATCTATCAACATTTCTTGATAGTTGTCTCCTACATCTTTAACTGCTAGAAACATCTGAGATAAGTCCTCCTTAAATGCAGTTCCCATAACAAGATCTATCAGGAAAGGTCTTACTTTCCCTGGAGTATATTTGTTATCCTCACGTAACCATTGGTTAAAAGCTTTACTGCTCGTGGTAGATTTTTCCGTGGACAGGACAGTTGGGGTTGTATCGCTTTCGTTTTCGCTTTTTGCGTCCACAAATACACCCCTGTCGTAATCCCAAGCCCACGTCTTTCCTGCGTGGGCCCCCTGAAAATTTCCAGCTTGACGATTTCCAAAGTTATATACTACGGTTTTAGTAGATAAATCCTTAATACGCTCTACTAAAGCCTCAGTTTCTTCAGAAACATCTTCTACAATTTCTAATTGTAAATCAATAGTATATAGAACTTCTGTAGTATCCTCTACTGCCTCTTCAAGAACCTTTTCCTCAAAACCATCTGGATTTAAATAAGTAACTTTAGTAGTCATAGATCCTGTTTGTTCTATAGCTCCACATATAGCTACTTTTGCCATCCATTTACCATCATAGTTTACAATTAAACTTAGATAGTAATTATGATTAGGGGCGTTGTCATGTAATTCAGAAGTATCAGTCCCTGAGAAAAAGGTATCCATACTATGATGGGTGTGTATATGTCCCAACTTTTTACCTTCCATCATGGCATTACAATACGTATCGTAAGAATACTCATCCTCAGGATCAAAATCATACTCGGTGTATGACCCTGTACCGATATCCATAAGAATCATATCCTCAGCTTCTATCACCCAATTTTCAGGATCATTAACACTGCCTTCAACAGTATCATAGATTAAAACTCCACTCCACTCCGTATCTCTTTTTACTTTCTTGTGGCAAAGAGCAATAGTATCTATTAACTTTTTGCTAAGACGTAAAGTGGCTTTTTCCTCCATAGGAAATAAAGTTCTTCTATGAACTCTGTTGCATTTTGCTAAACTCATGTTGTCTTTTATTTAATTCATATTTATTTAATTCTTTCTCTAACTTCTCAGCTACATACCGTGTAATTTCAGGGTTAGCTACTAACAAATGTTCCGTGTCTTCTTCTACATCAGGAAGAACTGTCATATTAATGGTCTGTTCTTTATAACGTATTTTTCTTCTAACTGGTTCATTTGAATAAAAAGTATCTGCTTCCTCAGACCTGTCTAATTGCTCTTCTAAATTAGAAGCGGCATTTAGATATTCACCAGAAGCTGTCTTCAAGACTTTATATCTGCCTGGAGTATATTTTGTAACTATACTTTCAAAATGAGGATCTGTAGGATCCACTTTAAAAGCTTTTAATCCATTACTCTCCTCTATCTTTGCTGGAAAATCTGTACAGTCTTTAAGTAATTCTGTTACTACAGTTCTCTTATCAACTTCAGAAGGGAAAGATATTGATTCATTTGAGTTAGATGCAATACTACTCATCTCGCAATAAGGTCCTCCTTCTAACGATTCCCACCTAACATAAGTGTGCATTAAAAGTAACGCTCTCATTAATAAATCAGGATTCCATCTATCAGCTAATAGTCCATTAACAATATCTACAGTAGTCCCCTCTCCTAGACAAAAATGACTATAGCCACTAGTTAATCCAGATAAATGAGAATGTCTGTATTCAGCACAATATTCTGCAAAGCTTAAAGACCCTCTAGCTCCATGCCAATCTGAACAATGTGCCATGCTTTCATCAAAGAACATAGATACATATAAATCAGTAATTTTATGCTCCTCTCCCTCACTATTAGTGATTTCAATCTCTGGGAAATGAATAGTTAACCTGTACTTAGCTGCATCAGAATTCTTAAATTCATCTGCAACTAAACGGGCAAAATCCCAGTCTCCAGGGTGCATCTCTTCAGCTAATTCTTTAACAGTAGCTATTCTTTCTTCTAAAAGAGTCTTATTCTCCTCAAAGAACTTCTGTGCAACTTCTTCAGAATACTTATCTACAGCTTCTAGCCCCTTAAGTCTCTCTACCTCTAAGACTTGCCTCTGTTCTTCTGATATATTGGTAAACTTACGGACCACATTAATGGGTACCTTTACAGTTAAAACCACTGCCGCTTCATTCCCTTCTATATCTTTTAAACAGATGATGCTTACTTTAACATTGTTTGAAAATGTATTTAGTACTTGTCCTATTAATCGTGTTTCAGGGGATATCCAATTTCTCCAACTATTAGTGTGTCTTCTAACTACGCTAGAAGTTCCACTATCATAGAGCTGATTTATATTAGTTATATTAGTAAGTGCTATAAACTCGCCAATATTTACTTCTAAACCATATCCTATACGGCCTATTGAAAGTGAGAATAGTATATTATTTTCTTCAGATACTTGTGCAGTTTGGTGTAATTCTTCTTCTAATTCCATATTTTAATTTTAAAAAGGGCTCCCTTAAATATAGGAAGCCCTCTCTGGTTAATTAATTACTTGTTTCTGCTGGTACCTGGGTTGCTAATTCACGAATTTCAGTGAAACAGTTGACAATATCATTTTCCATTTCTATTGTGTCTCTTTCAATTTCTTCGTCTAAACTTAAATTTGACATTTAAATTTAATTAAACATTAACTCCAGACTTCACCTTTGCAGGGGTCAAGAAAATAACTTGGTCTCCCGCTGGAATTTCAGCATCGTCACGATCTAAGCTATTCTTAGTTGATCTTACTGTTGCTTTCATATCAGCAGTACTTAATCCAGCAGCTTCAATAGCTACTTTTAGTTGCCCCCATGTTGCAGCATCAGTCATAACTTCTTTTCTACCTTCACCATTAGTCTTAGTAGAAAGAACTGTAATCTTTCTTGTTGTCATTTTTTAACTTTTTAATTTTTAAAACTCACCTCAACATCTACGTTGTCGTGCTTACTGGGGATAGAGCTTTTATATAAAGCTACTTCAAACTGTCTTCTCTCTAGGAGTTTCTTTGAAGTTTTCATTACTCTCTTTCCATTAATTTTTACTCTGTAATGACAATATTGGAGGAGTCTATTTATATCTCCTAATAATCCGTTGTCTACAGCTTTTTTTAGATTCCCAGTACCTGCATTAAACGCAAATAAACCTAACGCAAGAGCTTGATTCCCTGTTAAGGAATAAGTACTCTCCACATGTTGAATCCTAAGATTTAAATCTCGAATCAACAAATTTGTAGCTTGCTTTTCAGATATAGTTACAAAATCTTCCCCTGGGAGAAGATGATGACCATATCCTAAAGTTTTACTACCATCAACATCAATATAAACTTCAGAACGAAAACCTTCATATTCTTTTAAGTGTCCTAAAGCTAACTGATACATGTCCCGTGTATCAACAGCTTTTGTAGGTACAATACTAGTATCGCACCTAACAACTTGCTCTTCTGTTTCTATTAACATATTTTCATTAGTACTATCTTTTTTCTTAGTAAGCTGGCCAAAGACCATAGCTACTAAAAATACTGTTGCTATTCTCATCATATGAATTTAATTGTGAATATTAATTTTCTCTCACTAGGAGTTTCCACCCAGTGATACCTTTTTCTACCACTTTCCATTACATAATCTGGGCTATCATCAGGGATAATACCGCACTCTTGCAAAGCATCTTCAAAGAACTTTTCAAGTAACCACATATTTGACGCATCTGGCATATTTCCTCGCTTTATCTCATATATATCACAAGATATGGATAAATATTTTCCAGCTGGTATAGATATGGGTTGTAGTTGCTCCTTTATGTACTCTGCAAAATAATTATGATAGTAGTTTGCTACTGTTTTACGCAATCGCCAATTGATGACTGCGTTGTATAAATCCTGTCCATTAAGTACCCAAACATTGGGTTTACCTGCTTTGATAGGATTCTTAACAAACTTCTCTCCTTCAGAGTTACAGCAATAAGCTTTATTTCTCTGAATTAGGGCAGTTTGCCGTAATACTTCTTTATGTTTCTTGGGTAACTTATCTCTGTCTTTCCAAAGCCAATACTTTGTCATAGTTTTACCAGATTTTTGATAAGTATGTTCCCATTCAGGTATCACTACCCTATATTCTTCCAACATGTTTCAATATAATTACTCAATTCCTCTAAAGAATATTTTTCCACGTAATCTGAGGCATCCTTAGTACCTTGAGGTAAAAAGAAGTGTGGTATGTTTAGTTCTTTAGATAGTCTTTCTGCGCCTTCTATTCCAGCGGCATCATTATCATATAAGATTCTGATATCAGAAAATTTATTGTTTAGATTCTTAAAGAAATCATACTCTATAACAGCAGCCTCACTTTGAGGAGCTATTGCAGGATAACCAATCTTATTCAAAACAATAACATCTTTACAGGATTTAGTAATTATAAGTTTCTCTCCAACCCAAGGTAACTGATCATATCCCTGATAAATATCAGAGGAACAGTTACTGAGCCATTTGAAATCTCCGCCATAAGGACGGTATATCTTCCATATTTGTCTTCCATCTTCAGCTACTCCGAAGTAGTATCCGTAACATGGATCAGAACAAGCTATAAAAGTTGTATTAATCCAAAAAGCTTTTAAAGGAAATACCTTATAGAAATTTAGGTCAGATGTACTCAAAGAGTATCTATCATGCCAATATCGCTTATCCAATTCATCCCAATCCTTGACCACAACTCTAATCTCCGTAGGAGCTTTAGTGAATTGATTTTCATCAATATCATAAGTTTGTGATTCTGTTGGAGTATATATAAGTCGCTTTCTTGGTATTAAATCTAGA